ATTTTTAAAAACGAAGGAAAAATACTTTTCTCAGCAGAATGTAAACACATCAACGCTGTCAATGGGAAAATATCAACCATGGCAGGAGAAATACAGCTGAATTTAACAAGCGGGTCTACATATTATGTATCCATAACCAATAAAGGATTAAATGATATGCAGTTAAAGAATCTAACAGAAAAAGAAGCCGAAAAATTACTGAAAAATAAAAAATACGTAGCTCTCCCTGAATATATAGAACAATAAATACCTGCAATTATGGAAAAGAAATCATATATTTTATTATTCTTTTCTTTCTTCCTGCTAATAAGCAACGCACAAGAAAAATCCATTAATCATATCTTCTCAAAGACATTAGAAGTAGTAAATGAAAAGAACAAAAAAGAAAGTTTCAAAGGACAAATCCTAAAAGGCAAACGAAACGGAATGGGAGTTCTTTTACAACGTAATGGAGCACTCTATATAGGAGATTTTTACAGAGATATGATATCAGGTTACGGCATGTTTATTGCTTCGGAAGATAGTTATGTAGATAATTGTGATAGCTGTACTGTGTATATCGGCAACTGGAAGAATGGAGTAAAATCCGGCTTCGGAATTTGTTATGCCAATAATGGAGATATTATTTACCAAGGACAATTCGAGAAAGACAAACCTATCTCACAGTATCCATCCAATAATATAGACCTACAAAAATATTTTTCTTATTTTGATTTTGGTAATGGAGAATATTTCTTAGGAGAAATGGAAAAAGAAACTGCTAACGGCTACGGTATAATGGTATATGACAATGGAGACTTATGCATCGGCAATTTTAAAGAAGGAAAAAGAAATGGAATCGGGCTGTACCTTCTATATAATGGAGAATGGGAAACGATTAATTTTGAAGGTGACAACTACAATATTGTCAGCTCATCCATTAACTACCGGAACATTGACGCTAATAGAAAAGCTAATATCAAGAGCTCACTATCTGAAGCATTCGGATATTTTGCACAGGCAGCAAACCAAACAGTCCAAATTGCAAGTGAAGTTCAGTCCATAAAAAAAGGAGAAAAGCCTTTTTCCAATACAAGCTCAAATGTCAATATATCCGAAAATACAAATCTATCCGATGATAATATTTCCAAAGAAAAGAAATCCTCTACAGTCCCTTATTCTATATCCGCAAATCAAAACAAAAATACTGACAGCAGGACATATGCGAATTATGATGGAATGCTGAGCAAAATGCGTTATGGAAATATGGAGTATGACGATGCCAAACGAAAAGAATATCAATCCAAGATGAGAGCATTAAGAGAAAAATGGGAGAAACGAGGAGAAAGATTCCAGCATTCAGAAAATGAAGACTGGCTCGGCAAATAAACTATAAACTTACTCAATCATATTAAACTCTAAATTAAAACAGGTCATGAAAAAATTACATTTTAAACTATTTAAAAGATTATCTTGTATTGTTGTTTTTACAACATTATTTTTCTCTCATGTACAAGCCAAAGGTATCAATGATGCAATCCAACTTCCAGATTTCAAAAGTGGAAAAACTATCTGGGTCATCCGAGCAGGCGTAGGATTTAACGGTTTTACCGGATCAAACATAGAAACGACCAAACTACAATGGGAAAATAACGATTGGAATGGCAGTTTTGGGAAAGCCACAGGATATGAATTCACATTAGGGTTTAACAAATCCTTTGGTAATCATCCACTATATTGGGGGATGGAGCTTGGCATGGCATCAAGAGGATATACATCATCTTCTTCATGGGAAAAAAGTGGAAGTTCAGCTATTAGTGGGGGAACCGACTATCATGGTAAATTCCAAGATGAATCAATGCTATGCCATACAGTAAAGTTTTCTCCATTCACTATTGGTTATCGATACACATTCCTTGAAAAGATGGCTGCAGACATACATCTTGGAGCCTATGCCAGCTATGATATCGCAGGAAAATACAAAAGAGATTATACAGACCATATCATTTCAACATCCAAATATGGCAATAGAAATGATAAGACCACAAGCTCAACAGAAACCAAGATAAAAGATTATGACAATATAAATCGATATGACGCGGGTATTAATCTGGGAATAGGCTATTGGTTTGGTAAATTTAATATAGACTTTACATGGCAAAGAGGATTTATCGCCATATTTGAAGGGGGAAATGAATTAGTAAAAATAGGAAAAGAATCACGCAAACGTGGAAACCTGTTCACAAACAATTTCCAACTCAAGTTGGGCTATGCATTCTAATATAAACAACCATCAAAATTTAATCAGAACATATGAAAACATTATATTCAGGACTACAAATATTGCTATACCTATTACTAACTTTACCTTTAGCAAGCCACGCACAAAGAAACATACCTAAAGTTACATGTATTTATTGTGGAGGTACGGGAAGAGCTGGTTACGCTTCATGCCTTTTTTGTGGCGGTAGCGGACTGATGGCTGACCCTCAATACCAAAACCAGAAAGCGTATGAATATGGAAAAGCTTTAGGATTATGCGGAAAAGGACAAGCTGCATTAGTACACGGAAATTACAAAGAAGCATTTGACGCCTTTGAAGAAGCCATGAAATTAGAAAATGCAGAGGCAATGTTTTTTATCGGTGTTTGTTGTGAGCTAGGAATGGGAGTAAACGTAAATCATGAGTTAGCCAAAGAATGTTACTCATTAGGTAGCCAGTATGGTAGTATAAATGCTAAACAGGCTATAGAGAGAATCAACCAAAATGGTTTTTGGCCAGCCACTGACCAAACAAGACAAAATTTCAGAAATGCACTTAAGATACAAATAGAAATTCAAGGAAATGCAGCAATGATGAACCGTAACTTCAATAACAGCAATCAATCAAACTCAACAAAAGACTATGGAGCATGCCCTAACTGCCATGGAACAGGAAGATGTACCATGTGTGCAGGCAGAGGAGAATGGAAAGATAACAACGGAATATATCATGATTGCAGTATATGTCATGGCGGAGGACAATGCCCAAGTTGTCATGGCAGTGGAAAATTACGCTAACATTAAAGAGAGGAGGCTTCCTTGAGGATGTAAATTAAACTGTGTCAGCAAAGAGTAAAATAAAATATTAACTTTGCTAACACAGTTTTTTTTGTATGAAAGAAGAATTTGATTTTGAGAGTATCAAGAACAAGGCAATTGAACAGCTAAAAGCTGGTAAGCCCTTGTTAGGTAAAGACGGTGCTTTTGCCCCTTTATTGGAAAGTATCCTGAATGCAGCTCTGGAGGGTGAGATGGATGCACATCTTACAGAAGAAGAACGTCAGATGGGTAACCGTCGTAACGGAAAAATGCAGAAGCAGGTCCAGACTTCATTGGGCGAGGTAACCGTATCTACTCCCCGTGACCGTAATTCAAGCTTTGATCCACAATTCATTAAGAAGCGTGAGACCATTCTGGCAGAAGGTGTTGCAGACCGTATAATCGGCCTGTATGCTCTTGGTAACAGCACACGTGAGATTAGTGATTGGATGGAAGAGAATCTTGGTAATCGTGTATCGGCAGATACAATCAGTGCCATTACAGATCGTGTACTTCCGGAAATAAAGGCATGGAAATCACGTATGCTTGATTCTGTCTATCCTATAGTCTGGATGGATGCTATCCATTATAAGGTAACGGATGAACGTGGTTGTGCTGTTACACGTGCAATCTATAATGTGCTGGGTATTGACCGGGAAGGACATAAGGAGCTGCTCGGAATGTATATATCAAGAAATGAGGGAGCAAACTTCTGGCTCAGTGTTCTGACAGACCTCCAGAACCGTGGAGTCGAAGACATTCTTATAGCCTGTATAGACGGCTTGAAAGGTTTTCCTGAAGCAATCCAAAGTGTTTATCCCAATACAGCCGTACAGCTTTGTGTCGTACATCAGATTCGTAATTCCATCAAATATGTAGGCTCTAAAAACCAAAAGGAATTCCTGAAGGATTTGAAATGTGTTTATCAGGCTGTAAATAAAGAATCGGCAGAAAATGAACTTCTTAAGCTGGAAGAGAAATGGGGCGAACAGTATCCCATCGTTATCAGGTCCTGGCAAGAGAATTGGGATAAGCTGTCCGAATATTTCCAGTACACTCCGGCTATCCGTAAGCTCATATATACAACAAATACTGTTGAAGGGTATCACCGTCAGATCCGTAAGGTGACAAAAAACAAAGGCGTGTTCCCGTCAGATACAGCCCTTGAGAAACTGGTTTATCTTGCATACCGCAATATACGGAAGAAGTGGACTATGCCACTTGCCAATTGGGCTACAATCTCACAGCAACTGGCCATAAAGTTTGGAGAACGATTTAAATTATTGTAATTTTACGCTCGTCGGGACGGGTGGTCCCGCCCCTTGGCGCTGGCCGTTCCCCGACCGATGAGTTTTCTAATAGGAAATAATGCGTGACACAGTTTATTTTACACTACCACAGTTACAAGAATATTTGCTGGGTTTTTCCCTTCTCCAGAAGTTATGTAAAAGGAACTTTCAGAGTTCTCAGCATAATATACTTCGGCTGTAGGTTCACCTTCTTGGCCATTAAATGCTTGATTAAGTTTAGTAATCGAAATGGAATATTTACGCGAAGCAATATTATGATTAACTTTAAATCTTGAAGTTGTATAGTCTGATATAGAAAATTCTACTCCTGGGAATTTATATGTATATCTATCATCTATTGTACCACCACCATTCTCAGAATTACTAAAGTTTATCTCAAATGAAAATAGTACAACACCAACAATTCCCGCCAGAACTGACGCAACCTGCTCTTTTGTCATAACTCCGACAGCATTTCCGGCGGCATTCACGGCCACAAAACTGGAGATGTCTTCCAAAGCAGGGAGAGCCAGTGTAGACTTCTTCAAAAGTTCCGTTTTCGAAATCTTGTGCGGCACGCCATCCGTGTCGTACACCTGTACCGTTTCACCATCTTCTGCTGTAGTCTGTTCCATTATAGCCTTTGCATTGTCCAGGATTTTATCTGTTGTTTCACCGTCATACTTCGACGTATAGCTTAATTCTTCCATATCATTTACATATTAAGATTAATAATATTATCAATACCGTGTAGATTATAATTGCCTTGTCCATAACTAATAAAATTCCATTCTTTTTACTTCAAAGAAGAAAGCACCTCCCTGACCGGTACCATATGCCATGTAATTCAGGGAGAATTCCGTATCACTTTCGATGCTTACGTAATATGTCCCGGATGAAAGTCCGACTCTCATCATCGGAGTGACCATTACCATATATTCATCTTTAACTGTGCCCCACTGGGTTGGCATGGTTACTCTATATTCTTTGCTGGATACTTTGGTAAATGACAATGTACTGCCATCGAATGTGTAATACTTTTTTGAATCATCTCTTAAATCAACATAACCTCTGGCCAATACCTTATCAGGACGCCCCATGGCGTAGTTTACATCCAAATCTTCCCGGCATGTGACAATCCATCCATAGAAAGTATCACCAAGCCCATACCCAATCAGTTGAACTATCTCCTTGTTCAATATCAACTCATTGTAACTTCTTCCATATTCGTAGAACTTTGCATTACTTGATGAGATTGACGCCTCTCCTGTACCAATGCAGCATACGGTAATCTTTCTTCCTATCTGTTCTTTTCCTGTTGGTATTGAATATACCTTTGTCCAGGAACCTCCACCTTCAATAATGATGTTATCATTGTAGTTCGTGTTAAATGAATCGGATACCTTGGAAAATGGACTTCTAAGGGATCCGCGCATAAGCACGTCCTCAAAATATCCATTAATAGCTGTAACATCAACAAATGTCGCTCTTCCATCCGTATCTATCGTTGAATAGATTTTTTTTCCATCACCAATTTCAAGTTTCTTGGCTTTGATGGCACCGGCAATCAATTCCGATGTGATGATGACAGCCGCATTTATCAAGTCCGTATTGATAACCCCGCCTTTTATAATAGTCCTACCTGCCAGTGCTTCACCGACCAGGCTTTCCCATCCATCGTATCCGATATACTGTGCCATACGGTCATTAATCTGTTCGGCGAAGTCCAAAGCATCGTCAAAGTTTGACATACCACTACCGCCTAGTACTTCAATCATTCCTTCAACACGCAATCCCTTTGATCGTGAATATAGGAAACAGCCATTCTTCCCTTCATGGCCGATTTGGAATCGGCATTCTTTCGTAACTCGGTCATACCTTGCCGTAAGTATGTCTCTCTCGCTTAATGAATAAGAATTTATTCCCTGATAGAATGTCATATATGGCGCACCATCTCCATATGCAGACAACATGATTGCAGCCTGATAGTCCGGGTCGTCTATGTCTCCAAGTTGTACCATCACGTCACCCACTTTGGGTATATCGCTTCCTTCGTCACAGTGGTTTACAGAAACTTCTATCCAATTATCACCGACATTTTCCACCAGACGCCACCAATAGTGATTAGATACGCCTTCATACGTCCCTTCCTTAATATTGAATGTCTGAGAGCGTACCAGGTTACCCACACGGAAACGGTTCTCGATGGCTGTATCTCCATCATCTGTCAGGAAGTAACATCGGTACACTGCTCCGTGTTCGCTTGGCTGAACGTATGCTCTGCTGCCATCTGAATAGTATTTAGCACTACCATCCGCATAATAGAACGGGACTGCATCTATACGCTCTACCTTTGTTATCGTAGCCCGTGCTCCCGAAGAGTTGAACATGAAGGAAGCTCCGGCCATTTCTGTCTCCATGATTGACAACATTTGGAACTCGGCCTTTTTACGTACATACAACCGGTCAAACCACGCTACCGAATCACCATTTTTTTCTTGTGCTATACGCAAACCGGCACCCATCATTCCAGTTACGAAGTCGGGCGACTCCAAGAAAGGAGATATAATACCACCAAGTATCTCAAGAAGAAATTCCGTCTTGTCATTGCGGTCCTTACGCAACAACTTTCTCAGCTCTTCTTCCAGCGTTTTAAAATTATTAGCAATGTGACCAAAGTTACGCTCCCACTTTAAACGCACATCACGCCCGGTATCATTCTGGCCATTCCATGGAATGATATTTTCAAAATCAACTTCGAACTCTGGAATAAAATATTGTGTCTGTGTCGTGTATTTATATGTCATGAGAATTCTAATTCTTGTCCGTTAAACTCCATAAGAAGTGGCTGCCAGCAGCTTTTTTCTTCATACGTATCCAAATCGCGGTACCGAAGCATATAATCAGAATAGCGATTATGGTCAGTCCGATTACCAGGAAGGAGCTGAGCATGAAGAACCGTGACAGGCCCATGTGATTTATCCCTGTCGTATGAATAAGACATAAAGCTGAAGGAAAAACTTTTCCCAGCCCTAGTCAGTTCGTGCATCTCCTTAATTGCTTCATATATTTTCATGAAGCAAAAGTACTCTATATACCTCCCGGGAAAAAGGACATAAAAAAAACTGCCGGCCTTCACAGGCAAGCAGCCAAAAAGAACTATTTGAATTTGGATTTATAAAAGAAAATTATGAGTAAAACAAGAGGAATAAATAGCCAGCAAAACAAGGGACTAACATAAGGCTGTTTATCAACAGATTTAGTATTCTTATGTTCTGAGGAAGATTCTGTTGAAGTACTATCAACTGAAAGATTTTGAGCTCGAGTCTGCGATGTACTATCGCGATTGTAAGACTTATCGTGAACCAATTCTGTTTCTTTACTTAGTACAGGTGAAGGGTGACCAGAAGAGTCATTCACTACCTGATAATCTCGTATCACGATACGGTAATTATCACGCCATGTTTGTGATAACCCAGATAACGACACATGATCATCTAAAGCGAAAGCCTTATTCTCAGTCTTAATGTCAGTTACATTCTGAATTGATTCATCCAGCCGTGCCGTCCGGCACGACTGGAGTATCAACCCTAACATAACCAACAAAACAAAACCAGTGCAAATGAAAAATAAAATATTACTTGAGTCAATCTTTTTCATGATGTAATAAGTGCCGCCTTAGCTCGAGTTAAATGTTCACCACGGTCTTCCAAGCCATTGTATCCACCGTTAATTTTTTTCGTGATTTTCATCAGCTGGTCACGGTCGGCCAGTTCATTCAGCTTATTGCGGTGCCAGAACCATCCGGCCACCAGAGAAGCGAGGTCTGGCTGCTCTACCCGTTCAGGGTGGTGCAACAGATCATACTCATGGTTGGTATATTCGTCGAACAGTTTATAATTCGTACGGCCAGTAAGCTGAATAAGGCCACGCCCTTTGAAACGAGGTCCATCACCAGGCATCACGTTACCCAAGTCTTTTCGGCCTTCGTATGCTTCTCCGGAAGCAATTTCACGGACATAACGAAGTGAACCACTTTCATGCGCGATTTGAGCAAGGAAATGCGCTTGACGCATTGGGGTATCAATCTCAAATGTGGCCATCGTATCGTTCAGATGCGGCAAAAACTTGTCTATATTAGCATCTGTCGCAAATGGCATAATCTTTTTAAGAGTTGTTTTGTCCATCGTTAATATTCTTTTTAAGTTTATACCGATAAGTGTAATCAATGCCGAACAAGCTACCGGCGAATGTACTCACTTCCCCATAGGCTATTAATACAGAACTGTGTATCTCACCGACCGGAGGTGTCCATAAACCCATTATCAGCATTACCATGCCGCTAACCGTAAGGAACGCGGCCATGGCAAGCTGTATTGTCATTTTTTTATTTTGCATATATATCTGTGTTTGTGTTATTGCAAAATTACTCGAGAACCGCCCGATAAAAAAGGACATCAACGGCTGGCATTTTTCTCGAGCATCTCCAGCCTTTTAATTCCATCCCTAACGGAACGGACGTTAACCGTCAGGTCTTTTGCAGCGATGGCCGACAGATGTATGTTGGATTTCTGAAGCTCTTTCGCTATAATCTTAATCCAGGCCAGAATCTCAGAAGAAGAAAATCCCCCATTATCCACCGGAATAGGGTTAGTCGTATCATCTGTATATCCGCCCGAATAACGCCCACTCCGGATACGAACCTGCTGGAGTATCTGTGTCGTATTCAGCATACCGATTGTACCATTCTTTTGCGCTATGTCAAACACATCCAGGAACTGTTTTACGTGCGGATTGGCCACGCCTTCATGATTGGCGACGAATTCATTCTTGTGGACAGGGATAACTCCGGCCACATCATGCGAATCGCCTTTAGCCGTATAACCCTGAACGTAGTCATCTGAGTAACCACCGGTGTAAAGTCCTTTAGCTTCATCAGCCTGCTGTTTTGCCACGGCAATCTGAGCCATACCAGCTATTACTGCTGCAGCTGCTGCAGCTGCTCCTAAAGCAGGTCCAACTACAGGAATACCCGCCATTGCTTTATAGGCTTCCATTGCAGACACGGCCGTACTTGCTGTTACTTGTAATACCTGAAGGGCAAACTGTTTATCGGCATATTTTCTTTTTACAGCTAAAATCGCCTCTTCTTTCTGCTCCTCCAGCTCGGTCGTATCCTTACCTTCTTTCTGGGCGGCCTTTATCTGCGCGTCATAGCGTTTTTCTATTTTGGATATTTCGCTATCCTGCATGGCGTTCATCAGCTGTGACATGGAACCTGCCAACTGGTTGAATGTGTCCAGTGCAGCCTTACGAACCTGAGCGCGTTCTTCTTCCTTCTGTTTGTTTATCTCAGATAACCTATCCTGGTATTCCATCTCGGAGATAATACCTGCATCATGGAATGCTTCAAGAAGAGCCAGCTGGCCATCAAGGCTCTGTTTATATTTGTCAAGAGCGTAGGTATCTTCAACCGGGTCTTCCTCCTCAATGATTTCCATCTGACGCTCCTGAGGCTTCACTGGCTGCTGGTTAGCCAGTTTATTCGCATACAGTCTGTTCGCCTCAAAAGTCATAGCAGATAGAATCTGCTGGTCAATCAAAGAAGCGTCCATCTTAGCTTCAGCATATAATTCACGCTTCTTGCTAAGGTATTTAATCTCCAGGTCATACAACTTCTTCTGGTAGTCTTCTTCTTCAACCAATCCCAGAGCGTGCTGACTGCGAAGGTCCTTCAGCTGTTGCTCATATTCTTTTTTAGCCTTGCCTACCTTATCGTCCGTATCATTTAATATCGGTTCTGTAAAGATGTCCTTACCTTTAGGTATTTTATTAATAATTGCTATCAGCTGATTTTTCTGGTCAAGTAATTTAGCCAGTTCGGCGGCTTTTTCATCTGTATCATTATCTAAAGCGCGTATAAGTGCTGCCTTTTGAGCCTGGTTTATGTCAGTTCTCGATTCGATAATCTTTTTCTGCTCATCATAATATTTACGATATGCTATTGTTTCTGCGGACAACTTATCTTCAATAATCTGTACTTCAGATTGAGCGTCTGCCCTCAACTGACTAAGCTGACGCTTATTAAGCGTATCCATATTTTTAGCTCTATCCTGAACCGAGCGCAAAGAATTCATATCATCTGCATTCTGCTGTAAAGCATCGTTCAATTTTTTTTGCGACTCCGTATTTTTGTCCGTCTCATCACGGAACATGGAAAAATATGTAATTGCAGCTGTGACACCAGAGATGACAAGCCCCCAAGGGCTTGCTTTTGTGGCCTTGCTGAAAAGATTGGTTGCCATGGTAGCCGCTTTTGTGGCCACCGTGTATGCTTTTTTGGCTAATGTCGCACCATTCACTACCAGTACATAGGCCGCGATGGCGGAAGTAACAGTCACTATTACACGTTTGTTTTCCATCAGAACAGAAACGACCGCACTCAACCCTTTCACTGTAAGGGAACCGGTGGATACCATGTACTTCATGACGGGGAGCAGCTGCTCACCCAACTCTACGCGAATGTCGGCAAAGCGTTTTTTTGCTTTGTCTAATTCTGCCTGCACGGTGGAGTTCTGTACGTTAAACTCGTTCACGACAGAAGTACCTTCCACGAATGCCTGGTTGGCTCCCAGCTGTTCCTTACGTACCTTTTCCACATTTCCGGCAAGAGCTGAAATCACGCTGGCGGCTTCCGCTCCGGAAAGGCTCATCTTGTCAAGAACCGGGGCCATCTTATCCATACCGCCCATACGGTTCAGTGCTTCCAGGAAGGTAAGTACCGCTTCATTCACGTCCTCACTCATCAGCTTTGTAAACTCTTCCACCTGCAGTCCGGCCAACTGGGCGTATTTGGACGGTTCCTGATACAGTTTAAGAATCAATCCGGAAAGTGCCGTAGAAGCCATTTCCGAGCGAAGCATATTCTGGTCAAGAGCCGAAGCAAATCCCATGATGTCGGTAATTGCCATGTTAGCCTGTTTACCGACACCACCCATACGGGCGGTAAATTCAACCAGGTACGGTTCTGCTGCAGAAGAATTCTGTGCTACAGAATTGACTGCAGATCCGACAGCCAGCATATTCTCTTTCAGCGAGCGGTCGCCGGTTCCGAACATATCGGCCAGCTTACCAATTTGGGTAATGGCCTCTTTACCCAAGTCCTCACCCAAGGCAACATTAATCATGTCGGCCGCTTCGACGAATTCCTTTACTCCTTCCTTGGTAGAGATACCCAGTTTCCCGGCATCCCCTGCCAGCTCGTTCAGCCGTGTACGGGCCGTACGGGTATCCATCTGCTTGAACTCCTCGTTCAGCTCTTTCACTTCATCTTTAGTCAGCCCGGTATATTTAATAACCTGCGACTGTGCTTCCTCCATTTCGGCGTATTCATTCACACAGCTGCGCATGGTCAGCGTGATACCGGTTAATCCGGCAATCGCGCTGGCCGCTATGGCTCCGTATTTATTGAAACCATCGGTCAGTTTAGACAGGCTGAAACGAGTCTCATTTGCTGTACCACGAAGTTCTTTTATCCGGTTATTGACTTCCTTCAGCTGCTCGGAATACTGTTTGTACAGTTCCGTATTGGGATTCAGCTGACGAAGAATTGCGTTTAAATCCTTCTGTCTTTTGCCCAAATCACGCAACGACAAGTTGGTCAATCCTATCTCCTCATAGAGGTTATCATACTCCTGCTGCAGTTGCTTGATTACTTCAGTCTGTTTTTTATATTCCTCAGATGTTTCACCGAATTGTTTTTTTGTCTTCTGGAGTTCACGGTTGGCCGACCGCATTCTCTCCTCCAGTTCAATCATTTTCTGCCGTGCCTGGTCTTGCTGTATCACAATCTCCAGCTGCACCCTATCAATTTTCAAGCTCATATCGTGTTATTGTGTTTGTGTTAATCATCAACTCAACTATCCAGCCATCGGCCATTATCCAGCCAAACGCCGCCGTCACGCCATTTCCCATCTGACAGAATCCATCTTTGCTGGACTTCTGTATCAGAAATTGAAGCAGGATAAAACGTTCCAGTCCAGGCTTGAGTTCGACCGTTCGGCCCTATGGTGTATTCTATTTCCTTTGCCAAATAACGTCGGTTGAATATCTCGAATACAGAACTGGCCGGATATAAATTGCTATCATAGCAAGTTATCTTTATCGCGTTTTTCCGGTCTATCTTATACGCATTGCTGTAGAAATACTTCTCCATTTCAACAAGGTTGAATGTCGGATAATCAGAGGGGAACGTAGCCGGCCAGCTTGTTGTAGGGAAAAATCGGTCAATAAATGCCAACGGATATGAGTTAGCAGGCATCACACCTATTTGAACAGGATTAAGTCCTCTAAAAAAGGCCAGGAAAATATTAGACTTGCTTTCTTTTTTTTCGGAAAGATTATTCACCATGTTGTGAATCGAATCGTAAGTGGTTTCATCCGGTTCATCATCTGATACTGATACGCTAGGAATGTAATATTGACCAAAATAAAATTCACTCGGTTCAATACCTTCCATGTAAAATGCCCGTTCAGTCAATTCAGCAGGAACAAATTCCAACTCCAATTCAGACTCCGCATTTTCGCGCACCAATGATGCAAGTTCATCCACCATTTCCAGGTTAGACATGATACCACTACCCTCTAAATAGATAATCTTCCGATTCACTGACTGATAATCAAAAATCGTGTCCGTCACCTGATTTTCCGGTTTCCCAAAAAATGCGAACAAGCCTTCATCTATTACTTTATGCTTAGCTGCTTCTTTCACCACATCCGGAAGGCATCGCATTTTATAATACTCGGAAGATGGTAACTTATATTTTATCGTAGAATTAACCGCATCCGACTCTTCCTCTTCTTCTACCTCGACCGTGTAAGCATCAACTACATTCTGCAAGTGCACATTACGAACCTTAGGAAGATAAGATACGTTAAGAAGAAATGAGACTTTTTTGGTACGATGGTCTATCAAAAAAGAGCCGTTAAACATGGTTTCTATATTCTGCAGGAAATCCTTAGCCGTCCACCCAGGTAACATTTCATTCCATTTGTATGTTTCGCATACATGTACAATATAAACACTCTTATATGGAGTATCCTCTATGGCATTATATTCAAGTGTATATCCCAAAGCCTTCAGCAGTTCACGCATGTATGCGCACAGATAAGGCTGCGGAATATAATCATAAGGCTGAATGTTCTCCTTTTGCACGATGTATCCGGCATAAGGATTATTAATATCGTTATTGTAGAGTCTGTACAGCCATATATTTTTATCCACCTGATGCAGGCTGTCGTATGTCATCATCAGGTTATAATCGACATCAGGGTATGTTTTTTTGACATAATCAGTAGAGACAGAACCGTTCACCACCGGGTTTGTCTCTTTCATCGCCAACGTAGAAATCAGTTCATCGGAACCAACAAAATAATTTAACTCGGAATTACCAGACACCAACTGAATGCTGACTTTGGTATCTGTCCATCCGGTGATAATCTCCGTACCGTTCAGATACACCCTGTTGTCGGCCACCAGTACGGCCTTTCTTTTAGTGGACGGACGGTCGGTAATGTTAAGTCGGTTCAAAAAACCGTACAGCTTTGCATTCTCCGGAACAAGAAGAGACAGTTCAATGTCATACGTATATTCGCCGTTTTTGGTGAAGAACGCATTTTCCTGCTTTACTGTAATGGAAAACTCTGAAGGCAGCACAACCGCAATACCATCTATGTATAAATTAGTCATAGTTTGTGAATTTAAGTCCCATGGAAAGCCCGTTCAACCCTCCGAATATCTGATACTCCCATTCAATCTTATATGATTCTTCAGGAATAATATCAACACAATCACTCTCCGCTCCGCGCAAGAAATCACGAAAAACAAGCATGATATGCTGAAGTTCACTATAAAGTGCCAACTCACCTTCCTCATCCAACTGTCCAGGGGAAACACGCTGGCATACGAAGATGAAAGCCTGCTGAGAATCTTTCGCATTATCGGATTCACCGACCGCCTGCGCATCCGGATAACTTACACACAAACATACACCGGATTTATTTTGCAACTTTTTGGTCATGTGCGACTCGTTCACCGAAAGTACGATGTGTTCTATCTTATTTTCCAACTCCTGATTGGTTTCATATACCAGCTCGCTGATATATTCACGAAAAGCCTTAATATCTATCATAATACTCTGTTGTTGTCCGGATCAGCGAAGCGGAAAGAGAACTCCACCGTCTTCAGCACATTTTTCCGGAAATCACGTTCGAAATTATTAGCCGTAATCACAATATCATACCAGGTGCCATCCACCAAAATCTGCACCTGTTGCGCACCAACGAAATCATGCCATAACTTGTAATCCGCCTGAAGTAATATTGCACCAGAATTTACCGTATATTCATCTGATGGGTTTACCACAAACTTACGCTCGATACCCCACATGTAGCCCGTTTCACTGTCATCTGAACCCTTCAACACCATGGAGCCAACCGCACATACCGTCTCCGGCACATCAAACATATTCAGGAAACGGAAAACGAACTTCTCGGTGTAAGATGTACGGTCTACGTGGAATGTCATATTGCCAACCGAATATGAATAAAATTCCTTACCTGGGAATAGTTCCTGAATACGTGAATATGAAGCATCAAGCGTGCATATACCCCTTTCACCAGCGTGTGTGTAAAGTGTACCAGAACTCACTTCCCCATTCACATCTGAAATAGTTACGTCAATTTTCTGACCAGATGAAAGGAAGAAACTTACATATTCATAACTACCAGGGCGTGATATTTTATCCTGAATTGTAGAAAGAACGCCCGGAGAATCTGCCGTTTTTTTCGAAGCAAAACGAGAAAACAGCACATAGGAATCAGCGTCTTTAACTCCATTAATCAGGAAACTGAAAGTTCCTGATAGTTTCTGTTGAAAAAGAGTTCTACCTGTCGGCCACAAACCCCACAAAGCTTTTGCACAGAAACGGCCCAGCTTACGCACACGTACCTGGTATGCCGCATCCGGCACATACTCTTCAGACAGTATCGTCTGCCCGTTGAATTGCACCGAAAATGTGATAGTAGAATCCGTATCAATGATGTAATCGGGCATGTCGGCAGCCAGCTCGACAGCGCCCGGTCTTTGAATCACATTCATACTCTGAAATACTTATTAGTTTTAGAATTAGATGGTAGCAGGGGAATGTCTTCACCTGAAGTACCGTCACGTAACTGTCTCATGCGCTCCAGCCAGTCGGCCGCATCCGCCTCGAGCATGGCGGCCATCCGCTGGGTATCGTCCAGCGATGCAGGCTGTGAATCGGCCATCCCGTTAGCCGCATTGAATCCCTGCACAACCGAATAAGGGATAAGCTGAAGGGGCATTCTCCGCAATGCCACCGACATAGTAAGCAAGGCCAATGCCTTAGATGCCGCATACCTTACATCAGATGGGGCTGATTCCAAAAGCGTTTCAAACCCTTCACCATAGGAAGGCGCCACGGTGGCAATCTGTACCTCACGAAGGAAGGGAAGCAAAAGAATATACATCCGTTCGGACTGTGAAATAGGAAAATAGGAATCAAACTCACGTCCGGAACGAATCAGCAGGCCAGCCGCATGACGATACGCATCAGACTTCTGCCAATCTGCATCCTTTGATTCATTCAGCCAGCGAATCAATCGCTCCACCGCACTGTAATACGCCTGCAGGTGGATACTGTCATCACGGTCCAGCTGCCACTCCCAGGGGATTTTGTCGGTACCGTCGGAAGACAGCTTCACCTTGCGGCCACTGTCTTCATGACTGACATCGTTACGCTGGAAGTAATGCAGTGTGGCCAATAATGCAATAGGCCGCTGCACCAGCTGAACCAAGCGTACCTGATCGTTACCTTCACCCTTCAGATAAGCATTTTCGGCCTTGTCGTATACAGCCCGGCCAATCACCTGGATTAATTCATCTGTAGCATCCTCGATGTCCATTTCTATGGCCGAAAAATCGTTACCGACATAATAGTTGCCGGTCATCCGGCGCAATTCAGCTGCGCCCTGTTTATTAAGATTGAATATCATGGTTTTTAGCTGATTTTAGAATAGCATCTGCTTTTTGTTTGTCATCCAATAACTTGAGCAATACCCTCAATAACTGGGTATTGTCGACCTCTTCAATACCGCCGAATACACCCGATTCCGCTACAGAGAACAGTATCGAGTTCATACCAAGCGACTGTTCCGGCGTGTTATCCTTCCCAGATGAAGTGAAGATGGAGGCAAAACAGACTTCACAGCCATCCAGGATAAACGTACCATTGAACAGAAATTCGCAAAAGCTGGCCATCCAGCAATACACACCCCATTTTAAGTAGTCCGGCATATTCACAATATCCTTTGCAGCCTTGCCCAATTTCGACGAAGAAAACGGTACACGTTTACCGTCTTTTTTGCGCCGATATAAAATCGCACACAATGAATTAAGATAAGCCACATCATGTGTGCGAGTGTATTCGTTCATCATGATTACGGCAAAACGAAATTCACCGAAAGTCAAATCTGCCCCATGCGATGCAGGGCCCCAGAACCCGGACCAGGAAGGAATCAGATTAACCGTTGAATCATAAGTAAGGGCAATGGTATTGGTCTCTTCGTCTACCCTCCACTGCCAGTCCAATGTCTTTGCCAGCCTGTTCACCAACAGATAATAATCCTTCCGTTTCGATTTCAGGTCCCGATGGCGAAGGACATAACGACACCACAAGCGTTTGACATCAGTCAATGAAAGAGCTTTAGGAGTCAGTATCAGAAGCATACGCAGCTTCAGGAGGTAAGCAAATTCAGCTGGCTGTACCTCTTCCCAGCATTCAGGGAATTCTATATCCTGTTTCATCGTCATACCTGGTTTGTGGCCCGACTGGAGGCCGTTACATTATCTTCTTTGTTAATCACTTTGCGGTAGATACCCAAAAACAAATCCTTTTTATCCGGGAAATTGATATGAATGGCGTCATTAATCGCTTCCAGGCATACGTCTTCAGGTATCTGCGTATCCGCACCGTAGAACAGTTTGAGGGCATAGAGCATCTGGGAGCCGGAATCACCCTTCCCGTCGATGATGATGTTGGCCAGCGAAGGGTTCAACCCCAGCCCACTTGTCGTGCTCGAGTCGGCAATACGTGATATTTTGGTCAGTGCCTCAATGTATTTGTCGATGTTCATTTCAATGGGTTCTATCTGGAACTGATGAGTCTTGCCGTCTGAAGGGTCTACGTAATCAGTCGTCATGAAGAATTTACCGACATTGTTTTTCCCGGCCATCACATCGGCCAGCTCACGCGACAACTGGTCTTTAAGTGATTCCATGTGCAGGTACACTTCCTTTTCCGTCACCTCCGGATGCGCCTGCTGGTATTTTTCAGCCTTCTTATTCCAATATTCTTCTGGAACATGCACTACGTATGCTGCCGCAATCATATTTTTATTCAGGTACTCAATTATCTCCGGAAGCGAATTGGCATCATGCATCCAGGGCATTGAGCCGAAGAAGGAGGATATCGCGTACATATTTCGGCCAAAGCTCCGCAAACAATGGTATTTCACGGCCACTTCGTGCTTTGCTGGCCGTTGTCGGTCAAATACCGGATATTTGACATATTTCTGACTGCCGTAAAAATCAAAATCCCCGTTCAGGATATGTGTGACAGAATTCAGGTATCTTTCGTCATTCTCCGGCCAGCACAGGCGGCAGTCTTTAGACGGCAAGCACTCAAGGCTGTGTATCCACGGACGTCCTACACGGACGGATCGTGCGGACACATACTTGACGAATACCCCGTTCAGGTGGTTGTATTCAGTGAATGATTCCCGGATGAAACGGCGATAATCCCAGCTATCAAGCCATGACTGCACTTCCGGGTCGGTAGTCCACATCTGGACGCGTTCGTTATTCTCGATACCCACACGATACAACATCGGCCCCTGACCGTACAGCAGTCCAGTCTTTCGAGAAAGAATACCTGGTGCCAGGTTGTTTTTCTCGAGCAGGTTACGCACAGATGAAGGCAAGTCGTTATCTGCCCCCCAGGGCACGATACGGACACCGGCCACTGTCGTAGGGCTACACTCCCAGTCTGACACAGCTGATCCGAACAGGTGTGTCAGAGAATCACGAAAGGAATCCATGCGGATGGCATAGGTGCCGACCGCTGTCTCCACAAAATTGATATTACCGATTTTCTTATTCATTTTTTATACGATTTTCCAATATTCCTTTAAGTCTTGCAATCTCTTCTTCAGATAGTCCGTACATGACACGCCCTATCAGCCGATTCAGGCCCCCATACATGTTACGGGCATACCAACGGTTCTTTTTCTTGGAATTCTCACGGATTCCCCACACTTCACGATTGGTATTTACTTTGGTCTTATTTTTTTTGTAACCGGACATATCGACACAACGCCCGTAAGAGAAGAAGGAAACACGCTGTCCCGGGTTCTTCCCCTCCATGAATGAAGAATAATTCAGCGAATCAAGGAGAGAACCGGAGTCTATCAGCTTCTGTTTATAGATGGCATCTGACAGTGCATCGCACAGTTCCTCTCCAAATTTGGAAAGTTCTTCCTGGATAAAGAGTAATTTAATATCGTCTGAAGCCTGGCTATTCATAGTTACTATCTGTTTTGGTACAAAATTAGCTTCAGACAAAGCCAGAGAAAAGGACACAAAAAAAGCCCCGCCGAAGCGAGGCTAAAAAAAAAATTTGCAAAAAATGATCGAATTCTAAGCCAATGCAAAGATACAACAATTTATTGAGTGACAACGTGTCTTGTAATATATTCATCTTCTGTTATATCTCCACGATTCAAACGTTTCCAGTCCTGAAGGTCAAAGGTTATCGAACGGCCGTCATTCGTTTGTATCTGCTCCGGAACAAGGCCCATTTCGGAGCGAATCTCATGGACAAGAGCGAGCACAGAATTCAGGCAAGCATCTGTATCTATACGATATACCAGTTTCATGACTCACCCCCTTTCTCTTTATCTTCAGGGATAAAAGCTGCAATCTCATTCCGGACGAAATAAACTGTACGTAAGTGAGTCAGTATTTCTTCTGAATCCGCATTGAGTGACTTCATGAAATAATCTATTACCTTATCAAGTTCTCTGACAGCACAAGCGGCCCCATCCTGTTCTGTCCAGTTCTGAATCACATCTACTGCTGCATCCGGCACAATACAAGGTTTCATTTCAAGCCTCCTTTCTTGCAAAGGTATAACGACACAATGAACCAGCATAGGAAGAGCACGGCTACCAGCCAATGGGTAAATACGGAGCAAGTTAGGATACTGAAGGAAGCCAATGCCTGGGAAATAAGCACAGCCTGACGATTAGAAACTTTCTCTTCCATGATAGAAGAGAACAATACGTTTTCACGGTTCAGCCATAACGAGATACGGCTTTCTTTTACCTGACTTGCAGGCAGAACGACTTGATTTTTCATTTTGGAATGCATTTAAAATGAAACAATATGTTGGAAAATACGGGAAGGGAACAAGAAAGGTTCCGCTTTCCCGTTGCATTCCACCTGATACAGGCAGTGGGCGCATTAACGCTCCACACGGGGGTCGGAACCCTATAGGTATATAGCCAAAGCTATGGACATAAAAAATGCCCGCAGCAATGTTTATTGGCGAGCCATCCTCGCCTGTATCAAATGGAATGCATTGCAAATATGAGGATTTATTTTGGAATGGCAAAAGAAAAAGTCTATTTTTGTAGAAAAGCAGGTAAAATGAAGAAAATAATAGACTTTATAAAGTATTATAGAGAGCAGCGTCTTAGAGAACGCTGCGTAAAATATGCATTAAAATCCTGTAAAGGAACAGAAAAAAGTATCGGAACTGAAGCAACCTTACTTTATAATTTTTTCAAAGCAGAAAGTAAAAATCTTACTGCTTTGATGTAATCCTTCTCGCAGGAAGAACAACCGGAACGTTAAATCGAACCCTACTTATAGAACTGTTTCCTTCTGTATGCGATTTAGAAGCACCACCCCCAATAACACAACTCATTACATTAACTTTACCGTCAGTATTCTTACTTTCATCAATAGAAACAGTAAGGTCAAATTCGACATTAGTCAATAATCTTTCACCAGAAGCAGTCTGAATACTCTGCATATCTTTTATCCGGACATAACTCAAAGGGTTAATTGTAGCATCTTTGTCTTTATATTCCTCATTCAAATCAGATACAGAATCTATAATTTGGGAAATAGTACTTTTAATAAATTCTTTAAGTTCCATAACGAAAAAATCACCCCCTCATACCGTGCGCCGACCGGAACCACCCGGAACCCGATTGAATACGGATTACACGATATGAGGGGATGAAATAAAAAGGTTTATATTCGGCTACTCAAAAGTATGAAATTATTTTTGAATGGCAAAAGAAAAGCGAAAACTTTTTAGATTTCCGCTTAATTCCATTCTTCAGTATCATTAAATATGAAAATATCTCCGCACGTACGTATCAAGGTAATCAGATTACTGCGCGTTCTTTTTATCGAACTCTTCCTTAGTCATGAACCCTTCTTTGATTTGCTCATCAGAAGTAACTTCTTTAGACAGCAGCCAGTGATAAACATTCTGATTGCTGGTTGTAACGACATAAGCCTGTTCAAACTCCCAGTTCCTCTTCCCCATGTAATTCATCGCGTCTACCATGGAGTTAAATTCCAGCTTCTCCCCCTCGTCATCAACTAGATATTGCTTCGCGCTGCCAGTCCAGAATTTTGTTTTCTGGCCAAAATCTACGGTCACAATGATTTTGGTACTCATGAACTTTGCGCTACCTACTAATTCACAGAAAACTTTGTAAGGCTCTTGAGCCATCACGTTCAGGCTAACAAAAGCCATAATTAAAAATAAAACTCTTTTCATCATATAAAACTCATTATTCTTCATCTTGTAAGGCGTTTGCATCAGTTGGGCGTGGTGCATCATCCTGCTCTGGTTCATTCTGAACTATACCATTAGTCAGCAAATCAATCTCCTTATCAAAGAGTTTAAAAATTCTCTTGGTTATCATCAGCAAATTCAACATGATATGCAAAATACCACCAAAAAAGAACGTACCTATTATCGTATAGAATAATCTATGATAAGTAATTGAAAAATGAATCATCTTCCAATCAACCGTCAAATGCTCACTTTTACCCAGCGTCAGATTCATAAACAACGATAACAATAACATCAACAATGATATCGGAATCAAATAGCAAATATTATAAAAAGTCTCCTTAATCAATGGCACTCTCTCCCTGTTATGCCGGGTAACAATCTTATTCATGACAAAGGAGATAAGCGTAGCCAACAAGTTTATAAAAATCGGAATGAAGATAGACAAAAACAACGTCAATACATTTAACACCTTGTCATTGTCTTTGTAAAACAAAAAGCTCGCACCAAATCCTAACAGCAATGGGAATACAATAAAAATATACACATTGCTTTTGTCTGTTTTCAAAATGCTATAATAGCTACTGAAAATATTCGATATGTTTATAAATCTCAGATTCATTTAACTGAAAATATTAAGTTCTGCATGCTCTTGAATAAAATCGCGAACTACCCTTTTAATGGAGAGATAAGAGGAGAAGTTATTTTCGTTAGCTTCTACTTCTATTTCGTAGTAAGGCCTAACTATATTTTCTTGCCCTCCACCTAAATATAAAGTCCTGGTTTTCGCATTCCTTCCTGTACCAATCGTAGAAACTACTTTTTTAGCACCTTCACCAAAGATATCATTTAAATCCGGAATTTCAAAAAGAGGATTGTTAGAATTTATCAAATTACGTATTGTATTTTCTTTATTTACACCTAATCTGTTTTTAAATTTAATGGTGAGTTCCATCGTATAATCTGAATTGTCCAAACCATCCATATAACCATCTGTTCTGTCAGAATGTTCATAGTTGGCAGTCAAAGTCATGGATTTATACCGACCATTACGCAATTCATTCATGTATGTATTCAACACAACATTCTTTCTCTCGACCATATATCCTTGTTCAACACCGTAATGGTCATTCAAATAAGACTTCAACAAAAGATGCATCAATGGATATATACCTTCATTATCCGTTCTTTCCAAAATCAGCAATGCCTTATTTCCACGCCGAGGAATCTTCAAAAAGTAAAAATACGGCTTAATAACCGCTTGATTACGTGTAACACGATACGCCGGATTCAATGGGTCATCTTTATCTGCAATATCAAACTCTTTACCATAAAGACCTGTTTCAATAATGCCGCATATATATCTATCCCGAGAATTTTTATGATGAAATTTTATCGTATCACCATCATCTGTAACATATTCCTGTGGAATACGAACGGTCCTACTCAGTGACTCTACATCCCCTGTACTATGACTATCTATAAAGTGAACAAACCCAGTATGATTATCAGAAATCACATTAAAAAAATCCGGGTCACTACCGAAATCAATATAGTCATGCCCTTTTCGCATCTGAATAGTATAAACTTCAATCGTTGTTTTCATAATAAGTTTTTAGCAATACGCCCCAAAGATACGTAAACTTTCGTAACGAAAATGATTATTGGTAAACAAACCTTTAATCTACCTCACTTTGAGATTGTAAATGAAATACCTATTTTTGTGAAAACCAATACAATCACAAAATGAATGAATTTACATTAGAGAAAGAGACTATTAATATATTGTCTTTGGACATTCTTAAATTTTATCATGAATCAGCTCAAAAAAGGTTAAGCGACCACCGCGATCAAGAAAAAAATACGACAGAAAGAGGATACAAGTTACTATCTATCGACTTAGGAATAGTGACAGCTTTAATCAGTTACATATATATTCACTGGAATATAGAGAATCCTATAATACAATCTTTACTTGCGCTTGCTATAGGAACCTTTTTAGCTGCCATCTGCATGATGATAGTAGTATATCCACGCTTATACATACCTTTAGGAAGGAAGCCAAGCGAATTCAGACCCAATCAAATGGCCCCCAACTTAAAAGGAGTCAAAGATGATATTCAATATAAAGCCATTTTAGCTAAAGAATTATCTGTATTAGAAAATGCTATAAAAGAACAAGAAAAATATAACAGAAGAAGAGCTATACTATTTTCTTTTTCCTTTGCTTTAATTATAGCAGGTATTATTGCTTCCTCTGTTATATTTCTGATTTCAACTATTTGCTGAGACCATCATGACCAATTGAAGTCGTACCTGTTTCCGGATGAATAGGCTCCGGATTCGGTAAGTCTGGGATACCATCATAATCTGGCTTCATAGTAACAAATGGCGAACTCCTCACCAAGATAGCCCAAAGGTGTAACCTGCACCTTAATCCGGTTGACTACGGATTTATCTTGATAAGGAGTTCATATTTTATGGTTATAACAACCATATATGGTTAAATGTTCGGGCATTACAAAGATAATAACTTTTAAATAAAAAAAGCGGAACTTGTTGAAAAGTTCCGCCCATTAGTCAAGATATTTCGGTAAGTGTTAATCAAGCGAAATGTACTTGACTTAATTCATTCGCAAACTCATGTACAGATTTTTGTATTTTATCAATAGTAGTACGCGATGGCTTGCGATGTCCTGTCGCATAATGGCTTAACTGACTCTTGTTAATTCCTGTAATTCGAGATAATCCAGCAAGAGAAAAAGCCTGTGTGTAATAAGAGAGGAAAGAAGCCATGTCATACTTAAATTCAAACTCAACTTCTTCAAAATGCTTTCCATCACGTTCGTATGATGATTTAATATCCTCATACGCTTTTTTGAAATCCTCAATAGCTTCTTTAGACGTTGCACCTGTAGCAGTAACCAAATAGTCCATATCATCTGCATCCATATAAATACTATAGTTACCGTCAGAAGCCATTTCAATAATAGCAAACACTTTTTTCATAATCTATTATCTTTATGGCAGGACTTATTTCAGTCCTGCCGCTTTTTTAATTGCGTTTAATGTTCCGGTTGCGACTTCCTGTTTTCCATGATTACTCATACAAAATCGTTTCCCGGTTTTCGGACTTTCCCAGACTGGGTGTCCGTTCTGTTGTTCTCCAGTGTCAAAGCACCCGGCTTTTTTAATCAGCCGTTCCAATTCGTTGTACTTCATTTCAATGTTCGCTTGATTAACACTACAAAGATACTCATTTGAGTACCATTTACAAAGAAAGCAACCATAAATGATACTCATATTAATATCATTTAACAAGAACTATAAAGATAAACGATTCGCTTTTGCGTATAAAAATCGCCGTTTTCAGGCGTAAAAAAACGAAATACCTTATTCCCCGCCGCCCGATTTGCCTTCGCACTATGTTTGTCGGCAAATCGGGCGGCGGGCGGCCGCGACGCTACCCACCTCCCTAAACGCTGCTACGACCATTTGCAGCCCCTACAGCCTGCCTTCGTCC